GGGTCAACGGCAATGTGATTGGCAAACTTAGGCAGACGCTTGAGCTGATGAAACAGCGCGGTCTTACCGATGCCGTTCTCACCCTCGACGATGATGGTGCGCTTGTGACCCACAGCAGAGATGAGGTCGATGACTTGTGAAGAAGAGAGGTATTGATTCATGATTGCTTTCCTTTGAGTGATTGATTAAAGAGAGATATGCAAGACCTTGCCGTGAGTGGGAACGAACGAGTCGTTGTCCACCACACCCCACAGTGACGGCATCGGGGTGCTAGGCGTATCGCAACCGAGGTACCCATCGGTCAGCCATACGATTCCTTTGGCATCTATCTTGTTCTCGCGGATGTAGTCAACAACGACTTGTGGAGTCGTGCCGCCACCGCCTTGAGGTTTCAAGAGAGATGCAATTAGCTCATACTCATTTGGTTTGAATACTTGCTCGCCACACACAGCGTCGTCCCACCACAAGATGCGAACAGTCTCGGGCTTGACTAGCTGACAGATGCGAGAGATTTCACCAAAGAGTAAACGATAGTGTGGATACATAGAACCTGATGTATCGGGTGCAAGTATCAACTCACCGACTGTCTCGGTGTAGTGCGATGGCATGATGTAGCCAGACGCAAGCAGTCGTTTGTTGGGAGGACAGAAGCGTGAGTTGTCATCACCTTGGGACACAGAGGTTATCCAGTCTTGCATGGATGGTATCCAGTTAGTGATGCGTTCCTTGGCATGACCAAAGATGTCACGACCACCTGCGCCTTGACCTGCTAGCTTACGCGCAAGCATCTCGCCTTGACGATTGGCATCGTCAATCTGTTTGCTTAGCTTCTCTTTATCGTCCTCAGCAAACTCGCCATCCTCATGCGCGTCGATGGGTTCATCGTGTCCGTTGTCACCATCGCCATCACCGTCACCTTCTTCGGGTTCCTTACGTCCCTGTTTGATGAGGTCATTGAGTACCTGAGGGAAAGACCAACCGAAGTATTTGCGGTCAATCAGTAGCGTCTTTGTGGGGCGTTCAACAAACTCGAAGTTAGGGTCAAGCTCTTCGATGAGTGCATTGACCACGTAGTCCTGCGCTATGTTGCACAGCTTAGGCATACGCTTGACCTCTGCGCGATACAACACACAATGCTTGAGTGCAACGTGGAAGTTTTCATGCAGTGCTAGATACCGCAGTTGCTTGCGGTTGAGTGGGGTGATGAACTTGGTGCCGTACATCTTGTCACGCCCATTGGTGGATGCAGTAGGCACCTTGTCTGATACCTCAGACTTGCCCATGCAAATCACTGCGCTGAGCAGTGCAAACTTTGGATGCCGCATGCAATCTATGTTGACCGCTTGTATGCGTTGGTTGAGGGTCATCTTCTCAAAACTCATTTGCTTCTCCTGTTATGTTTAACACTATATCACAATCTGTCAAAGCTTGGACAGCCTTGACAGTACTAGGACTTACCCGAACACAATGTTGGTGCGCGGGTAGTCACTCTCCACAACGAATTGTGGAATCTCTACTATCTCAGTACGTTGGTCACCTCCTGTCAGTCTGTTGATACGCCCGATGATGGCGGTGCGAAACTCGGGTGGAGTTATCGGCTTCTCAAGCTTGTCGATGGGGTCAACGTTGCGGTTCTGATAATTCCCCAAGCTGAAGTTGCTTTGCTTCCATGCACGCTTGGATGCAAGCACATCGTATGCGTTCTGACACAGCTCAAAGAAGTGATTGATAGCTATCTGGTCGGTGCTACCCTCTGCCATCTCACATATCGAGTCCTGATACCTACGTTCACTACCCCCACTGAATGGAGCACCCGCAACGCGGGTCACCTCTGCGCTCGCATGGAACTCAGGCATCCGCATTTGTGCCAGCATGATGTAAGGCTCGAACAGTTTGATTACCTCAGCGCGTTGTGCTCTGTCGTCTTTGCTTGAGACTTTGCGGTAGTGTCTGGTGTGCATTGAGTTGGTGGTATCCAACACGCCATCCACGTAGTGGTAGTCGGCACTGAAGTTAGCGCCGTCGTGATGTAGCGAGGATCTGTGATACACAGGTGTCACTATGACTTTGTTGTCGGGCATCACGGTTCTTCCTGCATTACTCACACCCAGCACGTGGTACATGAAGTCTCTGCTTGTTATGGATTGGTCACCCATGTACAAGCGGCGTTCGTGTAGCTTGCCGTCAACCATAGTCGGTGTGAAGTACCTTGCCATCACTGTGCTGTACAGCATCAAGTCGTAGTACTCAGCGTGCTTGACCACACGATAGTGATGGTAGGTTTTGTAGATGGGGCGTTCGTTCTCTGCCCAAGTCTTACTACGCACCGCACCGCGTACATTGAATTGTTTCTCTGCCTCTTCGTATGTGCGTACATAAGGCATGTGTCTTGTTGTGTTTCCAAACATGTTGCTTACTCCTGTGTTGTTGTTGCTGCTTGTTTAAGTGCGGGGAAATCTGTGTGGACTTCATGTGATGAGTAGATGTAGTCGTAAAGGTCATCGGTGTCCCCGTCTTCATTTACTTCTTCTTTCCCATCCTCACCGACTTCCACGATGCGATACCCTGCGTTCTTGTACAGATCGACTGCCCACTCCATGATTTCATTGTGTGCTTTCACGTAGTCGAAGTCGGGATACCACTTGATGTCTTCCGCGTAGTAGGTGATGATCGGTGCTTCATACCTTGTCTCGCAGTCGTTGATTGCTTCTGTCAGTGCTTCATCTCGACGATGCCTGACTAGCTCAGTGAACACATCGCGTTCATCTGTTGTGTGAAAGCGTATGACATACGCTACGTTTGATCTATACCCCATCTGTTAGCTCTCCCTTGTTGTTGAATCTCCAGCCATTGATGTATATGAGTTCTTTGAAGTAGTCTTCACTTGTGTAGCCCTCATACTCCTCTCTCAAAGCGTTATAGATTTCATCGGCGTATTCTTTTGCCCGACTGATCGCAAACTCTTCAAGCTCACAGACCAAGCGCTCGGTGTCGATTGCTTGGTTTAACTCACACACTGGCGCACCTTGCAAGATGCCGTGCTGTATAACGTCGCCGTTGTCCTCACCCAAAGACGCATAGCATCTGATGCTCTCATAGCTCATCGTCCCTGAGTGGTTGTAGTGGAAAGACTTGCGTTGCACGCCCATGCGTGTATCCACCCAATCGTTTCGCAGTAGTTCCAATAGTACTGTGTACCTTGAGAACTCAGGATGTTCGTGTGTGACGAAGTGCTCAATGAACGGCATCAAATGCACACGCCCTGTCCACGAAGCACCATCGCCTTGAGAATAGAACCCGCTGAATTGAATATCATCAAGGTCAAACCCTTTAGCGAGTCCATCATCTTTGAAGCGTGCGTACACACACTCGTACCAATCATCAGGCGGCTCGCCATACAGGTGTATGGCGTTGTCCTTTGCTCGTTGGTCTAGGTCTTCAAATTCCACGGTTTCTGTCCCATACAACTCGTACATTCCATTCCTCCATTTCTTTGTGTAATGCTTTCTCAATGTGTTCGTCTATCATTTTGTTCAATGTCTCCTTCAGTTTCTTGTCAAGCATCTCTTCCACAGTTTCAATAATCATCTCCTCCACGCGGCTTGCGTCAGGGTAGTCGTTGTCGCTGAGGTATGTCTCTATCTTGTCGTCAACGTCATACGCATCAAACTTGTCATCGAAGTCATAGTCTGTGATGGCATCGTGCACTTGGTCGCTGATGTCAGAGTCCCGCACTTCTCTGCGTACTTGCTCTGTGATGCGGTCGTCCATTAACTCCAACACCGATTCATTGTTCAGGTGTTCCTCTGTGTCGTTGTGTTCATCTATCGCTTCGTCTGCAATATCCTTGATTGCCTCTCTAAACGACTCGTCGATGTACTTCACAGCACCATGAGCTTCAAGCACGACGCTTACCTTCTCGTTGACTTGCGTGTCGATGTGCTCATTGATTGCGTGAAGCAGGGTGTGGATAAGCGTGGGCTTTGGTGCGGGTTGAGGCGTTGGGGTTACCTCGGGTGTGATTTGTGTTGCTTGTTCCAGTGCTTGTGCTTCTGTGTTTGTGATTTGATTCATGATTACTTTCCTTTGGTTTACGGATTTGTTGGTGAAGCGCACCAACGACGCAACTCGCAGACACCATGTCTGCCAGTTTTTCTGTAATTTCTACGATGAGTGTTCCCGACGTACCCTGTCTTACAGGTAGCACATCACACCTGTATGCACGCGCCACACGAACAGGTCGAGGGCGAGAACGATGAACGCTGTCAGATACGCACCCACAAAGGCGATGCGTATTGGTGTGAATGTTGGTGTTGGTTTGAAGCGTGTCATGAGTATGTGTTCCTCTTTACTTGTTCTAGGTTTAGTTTTATCAAGCGTGCCTGTACTTCATCCCAACCTTTGTCCCAGTACAGTTCTTGCAACGCCATGCCAATAGACCAACGCACATCGTATTCGTCCTCCATGTGTTTGACTGCTTCCGCAAGCAACGCATCAACATCAATCTCTATCTTTTTCATTTGCTTTCCTCCCCTGTTTTCAACATGAACTCAGCCAAGATATTCATAGCTATGAACCCCTTGTTCTCTGTGCCCCACTCGGTGGCTATGCGGTGGTCGTCGCCCAGATGGCGTGTGTCTTTTGACCAGTAGTCTGGGCCTTCATCACTACGCCTAGCCAAAATTGTGATGTCTTCTGTCCCGCACACATACCAGTCCAGTTGCCCATTCATCGTGAACATACCGCCCAAGAAGCGGCACTTTGCACAGTCGTGTTTCCATTTAGCTTTCATTCTGCTTCTCCCTCTGTTATGTCCATGTATTTACGCAACTCTTCAAAGTTGTAGACGAAGCGTCCATGCTCATCACGGAACCGCCACTCGTCACACAGCGCACACCCTGCCTCGTATGTGCGGCATCGTTTGGCAAAGCACCCACGCAAGAACTTGAAGCCTGCCTCCGTTACATATTTGGTCTTCGCCCTACGGCGTATTTGTTTTAGTTTCATTCTGTTACCTCCTCATTCTTTTTAAACCAATACTCCCGCGCCCACATTGCTTGAAGCATGGTGATAGCTTCGGGTGAACATAGGTCGCGGTAGTTGTATTGCTGTGCTTTGTCCACCGCAAACTTGGTACGCCGCGTCATGTATTCATGGAACGGCATCGCAAACAAGTCATCATTCATTTCACTTCTCCCAAAGTTGTTTGGCAATACCCCACATACCCATTCTGTTCATACAGTTTGGTTGCTTCCTCATCACGCCACGCCCCCTCAGGGTGCTTGTAGCCGACCACCTTTAGGTATTCCTCATCAAGACCACCGAGATAGCTCAAGTCGTCCATGAGATTTGTAATGGCTTCGTTCTTGTCTTCGCCCACTACCCACACATCAACAGTTATCTTGTACACATTCATTTCACTTCTCCCAAAGTTGTTTATACAAACTCGCAGACACCGTGTCTGCCAGTTACTTGCGCCGAGCCAACAGCTCGGGCACTTTCATGCTCGCCTTGTCCTCCTTTCTTATGCTCATCCACCTGTCACGCAGGGACTCAAGCCCGAACTCGGACACTAAGTCCCACCAGTTTCTCTTCTCGTTTTTATATTTATATGGGTCTGCCTCGTAGTCGAGCAGGATGCGGCTCTTCTCCCTTGTCAGTACTGACAAGTACTTCTCCAGCAACCCTGCGTACGCATCATTGCCTACGCCCTCAGCGTAGCGTAGCTGTGACCGCACCTTGTGTATCTCGTAACCCATCGGGGCTAGGGTTTCTTTCAGTTGTTTGCGCCACTGGTCAACCCACGCTTCGTAGCGTGCGCGGCTTTGTATTAACAACGCCATGCGTTGGCGCTCGGCTAAGATTTCCTCTGCCCTCGGTTCGCTGATGTCGCCACTCACCACCATGTTGTGCAGTTGCTTGGGCGTTTGCTTGCGCGGCGGCTTGCGTTTGGGTTGGCAGTCCTTGCAATTCTTTGAACTGATGGTCATCAGCACGGCACCTTTCATACCTCGTGCTTGCATTTGTGCACGAGATAGTCGGCGTTTGAATTGTGCAAGGGGCTTTTCTGTCCCGCATTTAGCACATTTTTTGTAGTCCTTTTGCATGAGAAAGACCTTTCTTTTTAGTGGGAGATACCCACTTGTTGCCTTGTGATACCCACCATTTTGCATGAGGGGACAACCTAGTGGGTGCGGTAATTTACCAGTAAACATCGAGGTCTACATAATACCATCCCCCAATACCTACCTGATTTACAGAATACTAAAACCTTTTTTCTTTTTTTCAAACAAAACCACACCCACTTACCCGTATATATATATATCTATCTTTTAATCTCTTATATATATATAGGTATTGTGGGCTGGACAACGCTTGAAGCCCCGCAGGTATTGACGATGCCGATACCCACTAGGTTGGCAAGATGCGCAAAATGGTGGGTACGATACCCACTACTGTATTTAAACACAGTAGAAGGATTAGTTACTGTACTGGCAGACAGTGTGTCTGCCAGTTTGCCTGTTGTCAGAGGAGGTTTAGCTGTTTGCATTGGGTCTTTATGGTGTGCCAGTCCTCTTTCCAGCGTGCCTGTCGCAGTGCTTCGGCACGCCGTGGGTCTTTGAGTCTGAGTTCCTCGTCGGCTTTGAGTTGCGCCTTGAGGGCGCTGAGTTTGGCTTTGATTGATGGTTTCATGGTGTTCTTCCTTAAACGAACAGATACCAGATTGGTGTGAAGCTACGCTTGCAAGCAATAGCCATGCGGTATTCGGATGCCATGATCTGGCGGATTTCTTTCAGTTGTGCTTTGGTCATGATGATTCCTTAGTATTTGCGGAAGGTTGGGTTGTCGAGCAGGAAGGCTTTGAGTTCTTCGCCAATGGCTTTAGCCCAACGGCGTTTGTTCGTGCGGAAGCAGTAGTCTTGAAGCGTTAAGAGTCGCAGGTAGTGTTGTGTCATGATGACTTTCCAGTTGAGTTGAGTGCGACCGATCAAATTATTTGAACGATCAGGGGCTGAATGGACAAGAAAAGAAACAGCGGCGGGACAGGACATCCACGCCGCTTTGAAAAAACTCGCAGACAAGTTGTCTGCCAGTTTCAGATTGCAGCCAAAAAGCGACGCTTCTCAGCAGCAGTCATTCCCTCGTACGCTGTCACAAGGCGAGCAACCTTGTCGATCTTCTTGCTTGTCTTTGGTTTCGGTGTGGCGGTTTCCACATCCACAAAGATGTTGTCGAGAATCCTGTCTGTGCGTTTCTGCTCAGCAGTACCCCGCCCGAACGTCAAGCCACGCTGTCCCTCGTATGCCTTGACCTTGCTCGTAGGTAACAGGCTGACGTAGTACACAACGTATGGCACAGCATCCTTGCGTGTGCCTATCCCATTCTTAAGCAGTGTCTCCAGCAAACTGACAGACGAGATGTCTGCGAGTTTCAGAGTAGGCACGATGGCGTTGTAGGTGTTGGTGTTGATGTGTGTTGCAAGTTTCATTGTTAACTCTCCAAAAGAAAAACCCCGCAACTGGCGGGGCAACAGATCGACTGGAATTCCCAACCGATGAATCTATTATAGCACAAACGAGTTGTGGTATACCCTTGACATGGTATATGTGTATACCTTAGACCCCACCATACCCCCATCCCCCTTTGTGGACAGCGACGACCCGTCTGGCCGTGAACACTATTCCCCACCGATTCCCAGCACTTCTGTAATACTTAATACCACGCCAATCCCACAACACCCCCCGTCAAGTCAAAACGCCCCTACCCCCATAAATTTTTATAAAAATTACAAATAACCGCCCATAAAAAAACCCCCGACATTGCTGACGGGGGTTAAAAGACTTTGCAGTCTAGGAGAAGCAGCGGTTGCCCGCAACTTGAAATAAGTGTACACTGCAACCCAACGCGCAACAACCCTGTGTAAAAACACAGCTTATAAAAATGTTGGAGCATTTGGTGCAGTTTTCCCCAGACGACACCGGTCTGGAAGATTTCGTAACAATAGCTGCTGTAGATACGGCGGAACTTCTGTCGGCGCAAATTGCCACCGCGCAGTGGCTAGAAGAATTGGGCGCAACGCCTGACGAGAAGATACATACAGAAACCCAGACCCATCTGGCACGCGACGCTTTTAAGATGATCGTGTCTGACCAAGACACCGATGAACAGAAAACAAAACTCCTGCAACTTAAAACCCCAGCCGCTGTGCGCCACATAACGGGCCTACTGACAGCCTATGACTGGGAATTTGTACAGATGGCCAAGGAACTCCGTGGGTATACGGTGGCCAAGTTGTTTGAAGAAACGCAATCCCCCAACGCCAACATACGCTTGAAAGCTTTAGGCTTACTGGGTAAAGTTACAGAAGTCGGGCTATTTACCGACAAGATTGAAATCAAGAAGACAGACCTGACCGACGAAGAGATTGACCGCAAGCTCAAAGAGAAGCTGGCCAAGTTCATGGGCGTGCAAGACGCAGAGCCAATAGAAGACATAGAAATAAACGAGAGCAAAGATGAAACTGAACGACCTGACGCTCAGCCCAACTGAAGCGCAGGCTATACAGCGTGCCCTCCCAACGCTTTCTCTTAAAGAGAAGATTGAACTCATGGACATGTTGGAGGAGCGTGAGAAGCGATACGCGCTGGTGGCTGGGCGCACAGACATAATTAAGTTTGCCTTGCACGTCTACCCCGGATTCAAGGTCGGGCCGCACCACAGGAAGCTAGCCCGCATCTTCAATGCGGTAATCAAAGGAGAAAAAAAGCGCGTCATCATCAACATTGCGCCACGGATGGGTAAGTCCGAGTTTTCCAGCTATCTGTTCCCCGCGTTCTTCCTAGGGAACTTCCCTAATAAGAAAATCATCATGGGAACGCACACCGCATCGCTGTCCGAAGACTTTGGTCGTCGGGTTCGTAACTTACTGGATGATGAGCAATACCATGAACTCTTTCCTCAAACGCTTATTGCAGACGATCAGAAGGCTGCTGGAAAGTGGTCTACTGCTGCTGGTGGTCAGTATTATGCTGCCGGTGTTGGTGGTGCTCTGGCTGGTCGGGGAGCTGATCTTTTCGTTATCGACGACCCGCATTCTGAGCAAGATGTTAAAGCCAATAGCCGACTTGCCTTCGACACGGCGTGGTCGTGGTTCCAGACCGGCCCACTCCAACGACTGATGCCCAACGGGGCAATCATTGTCATCATGACGCGCTGGGGGCCGCTGGACTTAACGGGTCGCCTCATACAGTACCAAGTCAATAACCCGGACTCACCCCAGTGGGAGATAGTAGAACTTCCCGCAATACTCCACGAAGGCACGGAGAACGAGAAGTCGCTCTGGCCAGAGCAGTGGCCGCTGGAGTCCCTCCTGAGCGCCAAGTCTTCAATGGAGCCACGGTACTGGAACGCGCAGTACATGCAACAGCCAACCAGCGACACGGCGGCGATCATTTCCAGAAAGCACTGGCGCATCTGGCCAAGCGACACACCCCCTGACTGTGAGTACATAATCCAGAGCTGGGACACAGCGCACGAGACCAAGAGCACCTCTGACTACAGTGCGTGTACAACGTGGGGCGTGTTCTACAACGAGGAAGAGAACAACAAAGCGCAGGTAATACTGCTGGACGCGTTCAAGGACAGGATGGCGTTTCCTGAACTTAAGGTCTCTGCCTTCAAGCACTGGACGGAGTGGGAACCGGATGCGTTTATTGTTGAGAAGAAAGCCGCTGGTGGCCCCCTGATCCAAGAGCTTCGGGCGATGGGCATCCCTGTACAAGAATTTACACCAAGCCGGGGAAACGATAAGATGGTGCGTGTCAATGCCGTAGCTGACATGTTTGCATCCGGCTTGGTATGGGCACCAGACACACGCTGGGCACGCGAAGTCATTGAAGAGGTTGCGGCCTTCCCTGTGGGGGAGAATGATGACTACGTGGACACGACCACCCAAGCACTGCTGCGCGTCAGACAAGGCGGCTTCATCAGAATCGACACCGATGAGCAGGACGAACCCCGATTTTTTAAACGCCACGCGGCGTACTACTGAGGACAGAACATGAAAGAACTTTTGGTAGGTTTTCCAGACCTTGTAAGCGCACAAGAGTTTTGGACGACTTTGGAAGACCCAACGCAATACCATATTGCAAGAATACACAATCAGAGTTTGGACGGTACCGTACTGGCCTACCTCGTAGTTAAGAACAAGGAAATTTAATTATGGCCACCAATATAGACAAAGCCCTGTACCAGCAACCCCAAGGGTTGGAAGCTCTTGGGCAAGACGAGGAACCGATTGAAATTGAAATCGTTGATCCAGAAGCGGTAAACATCCACGCCGGGGACTTGGACATCAGTATTGGCAAAGGCGAAGACGATACATTTGACGAAAATTTGGCCGAGACACTGGACGAAGACGACATCATGTCGATGGCTTCCGATCTGGCTGGAGACATTGAGAACGACAGGGATTCCCGCAAGGACTGGGAAAAGGCCTATACAGAAGGCATCAAGCTGTTGGGCTTGCAGTATGAAGAACGCACGGAGCCGTGGAACGGCGCGTCAGGCGTGTTCCACCCCATGATTACAGAGGCGGTGGTGCGGTTTCAGTCAGAGACCATCACCGAAACATTCCCAGCCCAAGGGCCGGTGCGTACAAAGATTCTGGGCAAAGAGACCCCCGAGAAGAAAGAAGCGTCCGTGCGGGTTGAAGAAGACATGAACTACGAGTTGACAGAAGTCATGCGCGAGTTCCGTCCTGAGCATGAGCGCATGCTGTGGAGCTTGCCAGCCACCGGCTCGGCGTTCAAGAAGGTGTACTACGACCCCAACATTGGCCGTCAGATTTCAGTATTTGTACCAGCAGAAGACATCATCCTGCCCTACGGCACATCCGATTTGGACACCTGCTACCGCCTGACGCACGTCATGCGCAAGACAAAAAACGAGATTGTCAAACTGCAACAGGCAGGCTTTTACCGCGACATTGATCTGCCTGACCCCAGCAAGGAGCAGGACAACATCAAGAAGGCCAAGGACAAAGAGACGGGCTTCTCTGACTTGAACGACAGCCGCTACACACTGTATGAGTCACATGTGGACTTGGTGTTGCTTGGTGATGAAGACAAAGACGCTGATGGCGAACCGACCGGCATAACACGTCCATACGTAGTTACCCTAATCAAAGGCTCGAACGATGTTCTGGCCATCCGTAGAAACTGGGAACAGAAAGATCCACTTGAACTCAAACGACAACACTTCGTTCACTACCAATACATCCCGGGTTTTGGAGCTTACGGCTTCGGCCTTTTCCATCTCATTGGTGGATATGCCAAATCAGCCACCAGCCTCATGCGCCAACTTGTTGATGCTGGCACGCTGTCTAACCTACCCGGAGGTCTTAAAACTCGCGGAATGCGCATCAAGGGCGACGACACCCCCATCGCACCCGGAGAATGGCGTGACGTAGACATTGCTTCTGGGGCGTTGCGTGACAGCATCCTGCCTCTACCCTACAAGGAGCCAAGCCAAGTCCTGATGGGTTTGCTTGGCCAGATCGTGGAAGAGGGCCGCAGGTTTGCAGCCACTGCCGACATGAAGGTGTCGGACATGTCTGCCCAAGCTCCTGTGGGTACCACACTGGCATTGCTTGAGCGCCAGCTTAAAGTCATGAGCGCCGTGCAAGCGCGTCTGCACTACACGTTCAAACAAGAACTGCGTTTGTTGGCTGCGATCATCCGCGACTACACCGACCCAGACTATGACTACGATCCGATTGATGCCCCACGCAAGGCCAAGAAAGAAGACTACGACCACGTAGACATCATCCCAGTGAGCGATCCGAACGCGGCCACCATGAGCCAGCGGGTTGTGCAGTACCAAGCCGTCATCCAGATGGCTCAGATGGCACCGGATATTTATGACTTGCCCCAGCTTCACAGACAGATGCTGGCGGTGTTGGGTATCAAGGATGCCGACAAGCTTGTGCCTTTGCCGGACGACCAGAAGCCAAAAGACCCCGTGTCCGAGAACATGGCGGCACTGCGTTTGGAGCCACTGAAAGCGTTCTTCTACCAAGACCACGAGTCCCACATCAAGGTGCACATGATGGCGATGCAAGACCCCATCGTCATGGAACTGATTGGCCAGAACCCCAAGGCACCGATGATCCAAGGCGCAATGATGGCGCACGTTGCCGAGCACGTTGGCTTTGCCTACCGCCAGAAGATTGAGCAACAGATGGGCATGCCCCTGCCACCGGAAGATGAGAAGCTGCCGCCTGAGATGGAGATTCAACTCTCCGGCATGATGGCCCAAGCTGCACAGCAAGTGCTCCAGCAAAGCCAAGCGCAACAAGCGCAACAGCAATCGCAACAGCAGTCGCAAGACCCAATGATCCAGATGCAGCAGCAAGAGTTGCAGATCAAGCAACAAGAACTCCAGCTCAAGCAGCAAGACATGCAGCTCAAGCAACAAGAAGTGCAGGGTCGGTTGGAACTGGACAACAAACGACTTGAAATGGATGCTATGAACAAAGCCGGTCAACTGCAACAGCAGAAGGCAACGGCAAACATCACTGCAATGGGCAAGGCGGGGGACATAAAGACTAAGCGTGAACAGATGCAGATGCAACACCAAGCCAACCAACAAAAGGAGACACCACCTAAATGATTTCAGAATTCGCACGCGTATTGCGCGAGAAATTACGCACCGACATGAACAACTACGCAGATGACTGCGCTGGTGGGGCATGCCGCAATTTTGACGAGTATCAAAAACTCTGCGGGACTATTCAGGGTCTAGCCATCGCAGAGCGCCATCTTCTTGACCTTGCTGAGAAAGTAGAAAAAGCCAATGAGTGAACTTGTTCTAGAACCGGGGCAATACGCCCTGCCTGAAGTGATCCAACCCGTCGATGCTCCGGCAGAAGACGCAACAAATGAAGAAAAAGCCACAATGCTTCCTACCCCCACGGGCTGGAAAATTCTGTGTGCAGTGCCTGACATATCTGAAAAGATTGACGGTACTGAGCTTGATCTTATAAAAGCCACAGCCACTTTGCGACAAGAAGAACACGCCACAACGGTTCTGTTTGTTGTCGATGTTGGCCCTGACGCGTACAAAGACCAGACCAAGTTCCCCGCAGGCGCGTGGTGCCAGAAAGGTGACTTTGTGCTCGTTCGTACTTACTCTGGTACGCGATTTAAGATTTTTGGAAAAGAGTTCCGGCTCATCAATGATGACCAAGTGGACGCTGTTGTGCAAGACCCTCGTGGGCTTACCCGCGCTTAAAAGGAGTAGATATGGCAGAAGCATATAAGTTCCCCGACGAACTTGATGACGACAAAAATCGTAAAGTTGATATTGAGACTGAAGATGATGTTGAAATCGAAATTGTTGACGACACGCCTGAACAGGATCGTGGTCGTCGCCCCCTTGATCGGGAGGTAACCGACCCAACCGATGATGAGATTGAGTCATACACCCAAGGTGCCCAAAAACGCATCAAGGAGTTGACCCATGCCCGTCATGATGAACGCAGAGCCAAAGAAACCCTTTTGCGGGAAAAGCAAGAGCTTGAGCGGCTTGCACAGCACATGTCTGATGAGAACAAGCGTCTCAAACAGTATGTAAACAATGGCACAGAGCAGTACGGCGCAATGGCCAAGACTGCTGCCGAAGCTGAATTGGACAAAGCACGCCGTGAATACAAGGCAGCACAGGAGTCTTTTGACTCGGACGCTATCCTTGCCGCCCAAGAAGCGTTGTTTGAAGCCAAAACAAAAGTGCAAAATGCGCAGAATTTTCGTCCACCCCCTTTACAAAACGAAAATTATGAGGTACAACCGCGACAACAAGCACCCGAACCGGTGCGTGCTGACGAAAAAACCTTGCGCTGGCAAGCAAAAAACCAGTGGTTTGGCACAGACGGGTTCGAAGAAGTTACCAGCTTTGCACTAGGGCTGCACCAAAAGCTAGTCAACAACGGGGTCGATCCCCGCAGCGATGATTATTTCGAGCAGATAGATGCTCGCGTGAAGTCTAAGTTCCCCGAAGTTTTCGGTGGAAACGAAGAACGGCCTAGGTCAAATGAGACTCCAAGGCGTCCATCATCCGTGGTGGCCCCTGCATCACGTTCAACCGGGACAAGGAAGATACAGTTAACGCCGTCTCAAGCTGCGTTAATTAAAAAGTACAACCTCGACCCGAAAAAATATGTTGCAGAAGTTTTAAAACTGGAGAATCAAAATGGCTGAAAACCGTACCCCTCGTGATAATGTGTCACGCGACAAAATACCTGCTCGTTACGTATACAAACCGTCGAGCGAGTTGCCCGATCCAACCCCTGAACCGGGATGGGAGTATCGCTGGGTAGCGACTCACGTCTTAGGACAGGAAGTCCGAACCAATGTGTCTCGCAAGATGCGCGATGGTTGGGAACCGGTGAAGGCAGAAGACCATCCTGAGCTTATGCTTCCGGGTAATCCGAATGGTAATGTGGAAATTGGTGGGTTGATGCTCTGCAAACTCCCAACTGAGAAACTCATGGCCATGAAGGAATACTATGATGGACAAGCGCAGAACCAGATGGAATCAGTGGACAACCACTTCATGCGAAACAATGATCCGCGTATGCCGCTGTTTTCTGATAGAAAATCATCAGTCAGCAAAGGAAGCGGGTTTGGTTCAGGTTCTAAATAAACAAGGAGTCCTTAAATGGCTTATCCCGTAGTATCAGCTCCGTATGGGCTGTTGCCGCAAAACTTAATTGGTGGTCAAGTATTTGCGGGTTCAACCCGTATGTACCCCATCCAGTACGGTTATGCGACCAGCATCTTCTATGGTGACTTTGTTGTTTTATCCCGTGGCTTTGCCACACGCGCCTCAGTTTCTACCGGCACAACTCTGAATCAGACTGTTGGTATTTTCTTGGGCTGTACATACACCAACCCCACAACCAAGCAAAAGTTGTTCTCTCAATATTGGCCTGCAAGCACCGCTGCCGGTGACTGCCAAGCTTATGTTTACGATGATCCTGATGCTGTGTTCAAGGCGGTTGTTTGCTCCGCTACAACCGCTGTTGCTTCTGGCGCTATGGCGATGATTGGCACTAACCTGTCAGCCATCAACAATACTGGTAGCACAACTACTGGTAATTCTGCTAATGCAGTTCTGGCTCCTTCTGCTACTCCTGTTACCACCACGCTGCCTTTGCGCATGATTGGTTTGGTTCAAGAGACTCAAGTTGCTTTGGGTACAGCTACTTTCAGTTCGGGTACAACTACCCTGACCGTCAGTGCCCTGCCTTTTGCATTGCCAGTTGGTACGGACGTTTCTGTATTGACCACAGGTGGTCAAGTTGCACAGACTGGTTCTTTTGTGGCTACCGCAGCAGCCGCTGGCGACACATCCGTTGTGTTGAACCAAGCCGCTACGTTCACATTGAACTCAGGCGTGTACAGTTCGACCGTTGTCTTCACTCAGTATCCTGAAATCTTGGTTAAATTAAACCAAGGCTTGCACGGTTACTACTCTGCCACTGGCGCTTAAGGAGTTATTTAAATGGCTATTTCACGCGCACAACTACTTAAAGAACTCCTGCCCGGCTTGAATGCTTTGTTCGGTATGGAATACTCCCGCTACGGCGAAGAGCACAAAGAAATCTACGACACAGAGAAATCTGAGCGTAGTTTTGAAGAAGAGACCAAGCTTGCTGGTTTCTCCGCTGCTCCCGTCAAGAACGAGGGTTCCGCCATTGCTTATGACAATGCACAGGAAGCTTTCACCGCACGCTACAACCACGAAACCATCGCCTTGGGTTTCTCAATCACTGAAGAAGCGATTGAAGATAACTTGTACGACAGCTTGTC